ACAACTCTAGGTGCTAGTGTCTCTGGTATTGCAAGAGTTGTTGGTAAAATATTTGCTCCTATTGCTATCATCGTAACAGCATTTGATGTAGTTAAGGGTGCGATTGATGGTTACGCAGAAGGTGGTATTCTTGGAGGTCTACAAGGCGCAATCGATGGACTATTCACATCACTGATTACTAAGCCACTAGATTTATTAAAAGGCGCTGTAGCATGGGTCTTAGGTAAGTTAGGATTCGATGACAGTGCTGAAGCACTTAACTCATTTAGTTTTACTGAACTATGGACAGGTATGACAGACAAGATATTTGCTGGTGTCAAAGACGCTCTTAAAGTTGTCACAGACTTGTTTACATTTGGCGAAGAAGATAAGACTGCACTNGGTCTATTAGGTAAACTCACAGATATCATATATGCACCAATCAACATGGCGATTAACTTTGTTCGTGGATTGTTTGGTTGGAATGAAGAAGGTGCAGAGCCNTTTAAATTAAACGATTATATTATAGAACAATTTACTGCTGGTATCACATGGGCTAAAGACGCACTTGCAGGTGTAGGTGAAACAATAAAAACTAAGTTTGGTGAACTATCAGAGTGGATAACAGGCATTCCAGATAGAGTTACTATGGAAGCTAAGATCATGTACACCAATCTAAAAGCTAAACTTAAGTCAGGCTTCTTAATGTTTGGTGAATGGTTTGCAAGCATTCCAGATAGAATTAAACTCATGGCATTAGAAACTATTCGTAGTTTGCCAGGTGGTAGATTGATTGTAGGTGCCGATGATGTTGCTGAAGCAAGAGCGACAGTAGATAACAGAGGCAGTGATATACAAGCGAGACTTCAAAAGGTAGAAGATGAACGTGTTGCTAAACTTGCTGAGTTAGATAAAGAAGCCACTTCATTACAGCAGAACAACGCTACAGTGAATAATAATGGCGGTAATACAAGTAACGCTACTACAAACAACTACTATAGTCAGACAGGAACGTCACAAGCATTAGACCCATCAGATCCAAGAGCATTCGCTTTTTGATCTAAGAGAGGGGTGTCTACCACCCCTTTTTGATCCTTGTATCAAAGTAATATTGTTTACATTCTTTAACAGTCTCAGAAACACCTTCTTTGACTTCCTCTGCACATAACGCATTAAGCTTCTTTTGATTTTCAAAAGCACTGATAGCGCCTGCAATAACAATAGCAAAAAATACTATATTCATTTTACTCCTTGTAAAAGTTTGTGGTATAAAAAAAGGGGAGCCCGAAGACTCCCCTTTACGCTTAGATGAGAACGTTTAATCGTCAGCTAGACTTTTGAAAAAATCTAGGTCATCATCGTCATCGGTACTACCCGTTGACGGCAATGCTTCATCATAAGTTGGCGATGGAGCTTCACTCTGTGTAGGAGCTGTACGCTCTTTGAACTTCGGAGTGAAGTCCATCGCCGCATCGTCATCCTCGGCAGTCGTTGTGGGTGCGTGTTGACTGCCATCAAGTGCTAGAACTTTGTAAAGCTTGGCTTTAAGTTCAGAGTAAGACTTGAAGTTTTTAGGCTCAACGATTTCTTTAAGAGAGTGCTGGCTCTGCCATACTTTCTCTAATGCTTCATCATCTCCAGAAAGAGTACTAGTCTCTTCGAAAGAAGATGGTTCATAAGTGCGATACCCACCATCGCCATTACGACACTTGAGTTTGAAGTTAGCACCTTCCCAGAAATCAAATGGGTTGATTGGTGATTCATCTTCGAACTCTGGGTTCATTGCGGCATTCAACTTGTCAAAGATTTTCTTACCAAACTTGTACTTGAAGACTTGACCTTCGTTCTGAGGATTGGTAGGGTCTTTAACGACAAAGATGTTTGCGTGATAAGAAAGCCTACGCTTCTGCTTACGTGCAATCTCTTTGTTTGCGTCTACACCAGAATTCCACAATTGAGAGTTATACTCTGACACTGGATCATCTTGACCAATAGTAGTCAAAGAGTTTTCGATATACCAGCCACCTGGACCTTGAAAGCCATGATCGAATACTCGAACGAATGGCAAATCTTCTTCTTGTGGTGCTGGCAAGAAACGGATAATAGCATAGCCATTGCCTGCTTTATCGACTTCTAACTTCCAGTAGTCATCGTTTCTATTATTTGAGGTGTTGTTGTCTAGCTTTTGAAGCTGTGAATTTAGCTTATCAAAGCTTGATGAACGAGCCTGTTTAAGGGCGGCGAATGATGTAGTCATATGTATTCTCCTATGTATGACGGTTTATTTACGATTTATACGATGTATAGTATCATGTTTCGTTGTATTTGTCAAGTAATATTTTCCTCATTTTTGGTTTATCATAATCTAAGAAAGGTCTGTATTTCCTGACAAGTTTATTTATATCAGGAAATACAATGGTATCAGAAATATTCTTCTCCCAATGACCTATACAGTTTGTTATATCACAGATCATGACAAGCGTTTCAAGGCTAATATCATTCATCATATACAATTTTAACAGTCTTGGATGCTGACCATCGTGAACAACAAAGTTGTCATTGAAGTCATCATCGAGGTTAATTATATCAGATTTAAACTGATATGTCAAGGACTGTTTTCGCTTTATCCATTCTTTATAAATGGATTCGGCTTTATCATCTAGTAACTCACCTGCCCACGCATTAGGGTTTGCAAGCATGTTAGCTAGAATAATATCTTTTGCTTCCTTCTTCTTCGATAGTTTGTAGAAGAAGAATTTGTCTTTTCTGTTTTCGAAAGACATTGCGTTAGCTTTGACTTTGCCATTGTACTTGAAAAAGTCATAGTTCGAAGTGAAGTGTCTCTTCAGTGCAAGATAGTAAACATAGATGTCAAACGCATCTGTGGTGCTATACATTGACATTAAATTGGCAACTTCGCTTGTCGTTCTATCATGTTCAACTCCTCGGCTTCATCATGTATCTTTGCTTTCAGAACAGGCGACCTGCGAATAATTTCACCAACCACTTCAATCTCAACTTCGTTCTTCTCTGCATACTCAATAACCGCATCAATGTAAGGTATACCTGCTTTGATATACTCTTGTATTTCTCGCATAATTCGTTCTGAATTTAATTCTTTCATATGTCTAGTGCTTCCCTTATCTCCATTTTTTTGTGATCCCTGCCTATTCGATATGCATATAAAAACAACTGCGTTTCTTGCGAATTGTTTGTCATTGCAATATCACCAATATACACCATACCGTCTCGAATGTCAAGGCCATATGTGTTACCACGTACACCAGAGATTATACTCATAGAACTTGAAAGCCCATTGTCCAGTTTTCAGCCGCACTCTCTACGTAGTGAATTGACTTACCTGGAAATGATTTCTCGCTAACAAAGTTACCCTCTGGGTCATACAACTTCATCTTATAATCACTCCCCTCTTTAACGACTTCAGCACGTGCCCGAAAGCCTGCATCCTCTTTAAAATAAGTTGAGATTACTGTCATTGAAATTCTCCGTTGTTTGCTGTTGATATGCTATTATTATATCAGATGTGAGCGCAGTTGTCAAGCAAATTATAGTCCGTTTGGGACGATTATATAATGTATTGCTATCACTAGTGCAACAGATGCACCTAGCCCAATCATCATCTTTTGAAAGTCTCTTGCTACTAGAGGAAAGACAGACTTAGTTTTCATCTTACCTGTAAACGTTGCGATAGCAAGTTCACGCCCTGCAAGCATACCCACAAAGACCCATGTAGTTGACATAGGAACGTCATTGAGTTCTTTAAAGAAGTATAAGCAAACCCAGTAGAACAAGTCTATGAGCGTTGCACTGCGCACGTAGCGGGTGTTATGCTTCTCTAGTACGATCTGTTGTATCTTTCCTCCACGTTCTCTAAACATAAAGAATAGACCAGTTACGAATACAACTGATACTAAGATCATTAAATCGACAGGCACTTGTCTCGGTAAGAACACAGCAATGTTTGCCATATCGTGTGACAACCAAGTCCACCACAAGCCACCTGTTGCTACCCATTGTGCTATGCGCCAATAGTTTTTATGTTCATCTTTAACTGGCTTAGTCTCATCAAGTGTACGTGATACAAAGTACCAAACACCATATGCGAACAGAGCGGCAATACCATAACCCATGATGCTCTTCATCAACATCTTTTCTAGCACAAACGTACTTGCAAAAGCACTCAACACTAAAAAGGATGTTGACACTGGCACACCAAAGCGTGTAAGTACTACAAGTATTCCTGGTGCGGCGGCGTGATACCATTGAACATCTTGCCACGGGATTTTGTTTAATCTTCCGTAACTAATATCGCCACCGTTCACATGCCATCCATACCATAGCGTTGCTAGTAGTACAGCACTTGCGGCTAGCCATAAAGTTTTGTAATTGAATCTCTCATTGTTTGACGCCATCCATGTACCGAGAGTTTGTACTGAGTCGTTGGCGATCACCGCATAAGCGGCTAGAAGGAACCCGATGAGGCTCCAGATAGTTAGTAGTTCCATTTCATTTCTCCTTGTTTGCAGGCTTTACCCCTGCGCTCACATCATTATGTATTAATTACAAATAAAGGGGCAAGTTTCCTCGCCCCTTGTTTTACTCTTTACTTTACTATACTTCTTAGAAGTTGAAGGATGCACCAACTGCTGGTGTGAACTCTTCACTATCAAGGTTGTACGATCCTTCTGCGTATAGACCCATGCCATTGATTGTAGTTGTATAACCACCACCAATATTTTGCATCATGTCGCTATCATCACCGTTGACGAATGCTGTCAAGCCCATAGCAGTTACATCAGCTTCAAAGCCATATGTTTCGGCTTCTACTTCGTATGTACCTGTTACACCGAATCCAAATTGATTCAATGCATAACCTGCATGTGACAAGATAGTCATCTCTTCGCTATCCATGTTGTAGTCGATACCTGTACCGATTTCAACGCCACTGGTTGCTAGTGAGTATGTTGCTTGTACATTCTCTACATCTGTGATGTCTGAAGTTACGTCTGTAAGACCTACTAGTAGACCTACGCCTGCTACTGACACTTTAATGCTTTCGCCATCATCATTTGGGTTAGCAAGTGTTGTTCCNCCTACGCTATCAGTTTTACCACCGAAGTCACCCAATAGATCACCTTGATCTCCATAAGAAACAGCAACGCCAGCTACTACAGTACCTAGAGAATAGCTGTCTACTTTTACAGCATCGCCATCTGCGACTAGACCGAGACTTGCAATACCAGCTGGTGCTGACATGCTAATATCGATTGTTGTGTCTGCCACCATTTTATCGCTGGCATTCTGTGTAAGGTCTAGACCCAACTCTACATCCAAGTCAGCGGACATTGCTGTTCCCGCTAGTGCGAATGTTGCTACTGTTGCAAGTAGTATCTGTTTCATTTAAAAATCCTTTCCTATAATTGAAACTTAAAGTGCGACTTTTCTGTTGCTAAGTAAGTCGCCAACTCCCTGTGATTATGCCGCTAGGGCGAATCCAGAAGGTGCTATATTATCATTTGCACTTATTGATTTTGACTGTCTAACGTAAGTCACCACGGTAATCTACTCTTATCTCTACAAGTCTGTCGATTCCTAATTCAGCCCCATCAACTATACACTCAGTAAATGTATACTTGGTGGAGCTGTCGGGATTCGCACCCGAGTCCAGTCCATGCGTTGATTTGTATCAACAATTACAAGTCTATTTATAACATATTTGCTACTTTTTGTCAAGTGATTTTTTCTTGGGTTTATCTTCGTGCTTTTCTTGCAACACTTTTTTACCGAAGATAGCATCCCAACCGTCTGCGTATGATTTCTGATCTACGCTTCTAGGCTTATCGCCTTTACCACCGTGCCATTGCTTACTCATTTAGTTCTGGTATCTCTGGGAATAAACAATGCTCTACAAAGTTATCTACATCTTCTTCACTCAAACCCAAAGACTTCATTACACGTGGAGTATGTGGATTCTGTTTCTGAAAATGTGCATAACGATTGTGTGCTTTAATCACTAAGTTCTCTTGTGAATTTCCAATGTAACGAGGAAGCTCAAATAGAAAATGATCTAAGTTTGTTTCTACGATGCCCGACAGTTGATCGATCTCAAACGTGTCTCTTACATTACCAGCGGCAATAATATCATCACTGAATATTGCTTTACCCCAAGGCGGCATCTCACGTTCACGCTTCCAGTTTAGTTGCTCTGCTTCTTTAGCAAAGTACTTGATCAGATCGTGTTCAGCATTAACGCTTGGTGAGAAGTCATGGAATGCACCAGTAATCTTATTCTTACCTGCNATTACNTCATACCCAAAGATAGGCGCATCGCTTGTAAACGTAGGGAATACGCATACGTGCATCATCCACAGACCTTTAGTGTCTCTTACATCTACTACATCAACGTGCGCTCTACGAAAGTATGGTGATTGCCATACACGATTGACCCACCCATTCTCTGGTTGATTAAACTCTTCCATTCCCGGTTCGTCATCTTCCCAGCCAGCTTCATCGAACTTCTGAATAAACATATCTTTAATATCAATAAGTCTATCCCAGATCGATGCCTCTTCTTCAACGACTAACATTCCGTCAGCCCCTAGTTTTACCTCGCTCATACTAACTCCTCAAAAAGTCTAATAGCGTATTCAAAACAGATATTGGCTTCGGGTGCCATATCGTCAATTAGCAATTCACGTAAAGATGCTTTCAGATTTTCTTTGTCTTCAAATTCGTACATCAAACCTGCGCCTGGTACTTTCTTTGAGATCATCGCCCCACCATACATATCACCAAAGTGGCGTACATACATATGTGCTGTTAAAGCATCGAGGTCTTCGGCTTTCTGTAAGTTCTCTATGTGAGTTGCATACTCTGCTGTTGTTCTACTTATCGTAGCTGGATCAAAAACAAACCCATGTTGCTCTTCTAGTTCTTGCATATCTAATCGTATACGACTAGCACGAAACACGCCCCAATAGCTTGTAGGAAGCCCGCACGTGCGTAGACCTGCTTCTAATATGTTGTACATATAGAATTGATTAGTGAGATATCTATAATAGAGTTCTGGCTCTATCTTCCCACTCATTAAGATTGAAGCGAATTCTCTTCGTTCAGCCTTCTTGTGGTTCTCCCACGTTAGTTCTTTCAAGTTCATGTTCTCTTATTTCTTTCCTCAGTTGGCTACTGGAGACGCTATCAACGTCTTCATATTTTATTAAATCAAAATCTGCGTTTGATCCGCTTATCACATTTGAAATACGAGGGACTTGCATAACAATGTAATCACCGCCCAGTGTAAAGCCTTCATGCTCTAAAGATGCTCTAATTAGATGTGCGGTTTCTTCGAAGTTATAGATAACGTCATCAGCGTCTTTATCTAACGCCTGACATAGAATGGTAACTTGACCATACTCTTCGATTGATTTTTTGAATATACTTATGTGACCCTCATGCCAAGGTTGCCATTTTCCAATGAGCAATGCAGAGGGTTTATTTGTATTAAATTTCTTCATCATATTCATCCTATAAAGTTCACTTGCTACGACCAGTTAGTTTATCTAGTCTTTTTAGCCTTCTCAGATTTAATCCATTTCTTGGCTACAGCATTATCTGGTTCTGCATTNACAAACTTAGTGATCTCTCTATAGGCACGGGTAGTTTCTTTTTGATAGTCTTTGCCTTCAGAGTTATCTACAACAGTAAACTTTTGCTTTCCGAACATAGTCTGAAATGAACCGATATTCTTTTGAACTGTAGTCCAGTACTTTTCTACTTCATCAGCAGGCAGTGTTCTTGCTCTCGCTTTGTTACGTGCTTGTGCTGTAGCTAAGTCAGTGTTAACGAAAATCATTGCGACATCGTAACCTAGCTTTTTGAGTTCTTTTGCTTGGTTCGTCAACTTTGCTGTGTCTTTACCTGTACCATCGATACATAGACCTAAACGACCTTTTACGTACATCGCTTGCTTAGTCGCTGTTAGCTTCTTGGCTTTGCCTCGTAACTCTTGACCTTTAACAGAGAAGATGTTATCCGGATCCATTTCCATACCAGCTTTTTTCATAGCTGATTCGAATGCATCGTCTGAGTTCACAACCTTAAATCCAAGTGCTGGAAGTCCAGTTTTGCCTACAATGAATGATTTGCCAGAGCCAGGTCCACCGGCTAAGAATACTGCTTTGAAGATTGCAGGATCATTAACGCCTTCTTCGATTTGTCTTAGTTCTTCTTTAAGATAGTTTTCAAACGATAACACTTTACGGTTCCTTATGAATATGTCTAATAATCTTATTTATAAAAAATGTGAGACTCAATTCTACTGGTTTTAGTGTATGCTTTAGACCAGTATGGGTTAACATAAGACGCATGGTACATCACGGCGCCCTCAGTAATGTCTCGTTCACTACCATAGTTGTTCATAACCCACTTAGCATTAGTCATCGCCTCTTCAAACTTCACTTTGTCACGAGGAACATCGCTTTTGCCGTCACAATACCAAGAGAATTGGCACTTATTACGAATAGGATTACCTCTGCTGTTTAAGTGAGACTGATACACTACATCACATATGGTATCTGGATACTTGTCGCTGTAGACACGATTCATTGTAACCATGCCTACTGCTTCTTGTCCTAGAGTAGAATCACTTCTTGCTTCATGGTAGATATTAAGAGCCATACACTGTAACTGCTCCTGATACTGTAAGTCTGCAATCTCTGCTTCTATTACTGCATTACGTTCAATGGCAGCCTGTTCTTGTGCTTTAAGTTCTTCGACAGTTAATATCGTAACAGCCGCTATGGTTATTAAGGATAACGATCCTGTAAGAATACTCGATAGTTTCATAAACTTGCCTCATACTTCTAAGTGTTTTATCAATCTTATAAAGTCATTATACACCATTAAAAGTATATGTCAAGTCTTTTTTTCACTCAATTCTGCTTTATTTAGTCGTTGGGCGATACACTCCATCCCAATCTTTAGGCAGTTCTCTAGTCTTCATCTCTTTGCATCGATCAATCCATACGTCATAATATCCGTCCATAGTGCCTAAAAAGCACCCCTTTAAGTCATCACAGAACTTGATTGCCATGTCAAATTTCTGCATTCGATATAANTCTAGCATCTTTATGTGCTGTTTAGTTTCAAAGACATATGCAGAGTTTTCATTCCACCAAGAGTGTTCTCCTAGAACAGTGAAAATTCGTACACCTTCGTTCTTGCCCTTTACAGCAATACAGTCTAGTTCAAGTGTGGCAAATACATCATCGATCTCTTTTGCCGTNTCTTCTCCAATAATAGTTTTCACGCCATATCCTTTCGTTTGTCCTTCGAGTCTGGCTGCCAAATTCACTGCATCTCCTAACACAGAGTAGTCGAACCTTTGCTCAGACCCCATATTACCAACAACGACTGCGCCGCTATTGATTCCTACGCCTATATTGATTGGTAACAAACCGTCACTCTCTAACTCAGCATTTAGGACTTCTAATGCTTCATACATCTGTACGGACGTCAAACACGCCTTTCTTTCTTGCTCTTCTACATCAAGAGGAGCATTCCAGAAAGCCATAATGCAATCGCCCATATACTTGTCAATAGTACCCTCATTCTCCATAATGATATTAGTCATAGGAGTTAAGAATCTATTCACAAGTTCTGTCAGACCCTGTGGATCCGTCTTATATTGCTCTGAGATGGGTGTAAATCCACGTATATCACAGAACAAAAATGTCATATGTTTAGTCTCTCCACCGAGTTGCAGTAACTCAGGATTCTTTTGTAGTTTTTCTACCATAGGTGCTGATAGATATGTGCCAAACTGTTTCTTAATTCGCATCTTGGCGAAGTACTCTTGCCCGTATTTGACTCCATACACGTGAGCAAACACTAGTATAGCCATCGCACCTTGCATCATTATGATATATAATTCTGCATAATTGTTGAACCAGTATATAGGAAAGTATATCGATGATCCGATCAGCAATAGCGGTGGTACCCAACCAAATCTCACATAACTCAATCCAACTATTAGTAGACCTAATCCTAGAATAGTTGCGAGTTTAGCAAAATCTGCAAGAGGTGGAGTTACGATGTTGTATTGGCTCTTGACTGAGGTAAATGCTCTTGCAGTCACATCGTGTCCATATGCGGCACCTGATGCTGTCGGCACTGGGTTAGATATTCCGTCTGCTGTCACGCCCACGAATACTGTAGCACCTTTTAAATCATCAAACTCTGTAGTTAGGTCATATCGTTTAAAGTCATAGTTTGGGTTCATCCATATACGACTTATTGGGTCTGTGTTGATTGTTGGAAATCCTTTGACACGAACTGCCTGTACTCCAAACTCATTACTCTTCACCTGAAACGTATTCGAACCAGTGTATGCCTTGAATATCTCTAGCACAATAGACGGGTAAAGCTTATCTTGTACACCAGCAATCATAGGTAATCTTCGAACTACTCCGTCAATCTCAGGCAACGTGTTGGCAATGCCTATGCCAGTAGCGGCATTCTCATACTTCTCTAAGTTTGCGGCTATGCCAGGATAATTGTAAATATAATCCAAAGCATCACCACCAACCTGTACAATAGCTGTACTGTATGCGGATCTATTCTGAGCCTTATTGCTAGGGAAGTGAGAAAGAATGACTCCGTTCGGAAGCATGAGCGTGAAGCCTTCGTCTTGACCTGTTCGATCTTCTTCTGGAAANGATAGATTAAATACGATAACACCTGCATTCGCTTGACGCAATCTGAGGATTAAATCCCCATAGATGTCTCTTGGTAGTGGATATTGTCCATGTACTTCTAAAGTCTTCTCAGAGATGTCTACGAGAACGACATCTTCAACGAATTCCTTTTCCTTTACGATCAACTGGTCACTGATTCTCAGATCGATGCTCTGAAGCAGTGTAGGATTTAATAGTGTTAGCCACGTTAGAGTTAACGTAGTGATGATTGCAAATAATGGCGAAAGCAGTATCTTCATCTCGAACCTCTCAAGTCGTTATCTACTATTTAGTGCATCTTACTAGAGGAGTATGCTTGTATTCTGGATTACGCTTGTACTTAAGAACCTTAACTCTTCTGTGTCTAATCTCTCCATTATCCAATTTAATCTTTTCGATTTCTCCAGTGTAGTGCCACTCTGATTCCCAGAATACAACTGGAGTTCTATACTTAGTCATTTTGATATATCGTTAAGTTGCAACCACCTGTGGCATTACATGTGCCATTCACGCCAGATCCGTCTGTCATGGTATGTGGTAAAGTGTATGTTTTATTAGATGCTCCTGCTTGATTCAGTTCGAAGTTCCAAGGCTCTGATCCATCTAGTGCAATTGTGGCTTCGTGGTCTCCACTTCCAGACTGAACTACGTCAACCTCATGACTGTCTCCCTCGACATCTAAGTCTAAGTAATGACTGCCTGAACCAGTCTGACTGACTAGTACATCGTTTAAATCTCCATCAATACGTACAAACGCTCCTTTGTCTCCACTGCCTGTTTGTATAAGATCAAATTCATTGCTGTCACCTAGAATAGCGATTTCGGTATACCCGTGAGCGCCTAAATCCATATCTTGATCAATGTCGATAGCGTTGGTATTCCCTAGTATCGATAGTAANACGTAACTGGGACCACCTGCTTGCTCTATGAATATGTCATTACTAGAACCGTCAATGTCCATTTCAACAGTGTTTCCTTGTCCGTTGTCTGCCAGTACTTGAGCGGCGGCTACTCTCGTTGCTTGTGCTGTTGTTAGTCCTGAAGCTCCATATACTGGAGTAGGAGCAGAAGTTGTAGTAGATGATGCTATGAAATTTCCCATGTTATCTGCATAAGTGTGGGTTGACGTTAACTGTCCGTATCCAAACGTCACAATTACTTGTCCATCTCCATAGTCCCATATGTACCAACTGTACCAAGTTGACGTTGAACTATTTGCGGCCATTCCTTCACCACCGCTTGCTGTGAATAGGTAATCTGGACCTGGCAGAACGTTTTCACTTGAGGTGCTTGACGCATAATCTCCAATTGCCACTGAGCCGTAGCAATTATTACATCCGTTTGATAGAGATATGCTTCCCACGCTCATTACGTTTTCTATAAGAGATTCGATATTACTGATTCTATTCGTTGCACCATTAGGTGCCGCAATGATTAGTGTTCCGCCACCGTCAACATAGCTGTCGTATACATTTCTACAGCTACTACCACAGTTTGACGTACCCGCTATATCAATAACCATGTCCATATTACTCACATCGTTTGAACTCACCGATGTCGTATTACTGCCTGATACAGTCCAACCTGCATCTTCTAATATACTTTTTAGGTTATTGTAATGTGCGCTGGTAGCATTGGTGTAATATATAAACACGCTATCTGCGTAGGCGTTTGTTGGAAGAAATAACAGTAATACGATTAAGAGGCTACTGATTTTGCGTAATATTGATAATAACATCGCCACCTCCGTTTAACTGAATGAGTGCTGGGACACTGTCTTTTATCATATTTACATCTCCATCAGCATCACGCTGAGTTGTTACCATACTAATATGTGTAGAACTCTCACTGTATATGCCGATTGTCTCTTCATCATAATATGCTTGTACAATCTCTCTATATGCGTTATATGTCGGTAAGACTGGATCGATTTCTAATTGTTCGTCCTGTAACATTGCTGTCGCATCCAGAACGTTTATCAGGAAATCAATATCGAGTCGATTAACGTCAAGTTCTAAAAATTCTAATTTATCTTCTTGTAATTCGTCTGAATTTAGTTCGCTAAATTCTAGTAGGTCTGAGTCTAGGTATTCTTTTACGTCTGCCTGTTCAATATATCCTACACCTCGTAATTCATCTGGTGGTGCAACGATTAGCATGTTATCAATGCCTCGACCATTGAGATCGATTATCTTAGGCTTTGATGGCAGTGACATTTCGTTCGATACCAATGTTGCTTGAAATGCTTGATTCAGTATAACCATACCGACATCAGTTGCAACTTCAATCTCTCCGACCCAACATTCACCAGTAGCGGGACAACTAGGCAGAAGAATAACAAGACTTCTTCCGAGTTCATCTACCGTCATAGTAAAATCTGTACCTCTCACTGATATAGTAGCAGTGGGTGTCCAAAGCTTTACATTTTCACGTGAGTTTGCCGCAATTGCTCCTGAGGAATATTTTACTGTTCCTAGAGCAATGTTCATTGCAAGTTTACCAGTACCAGCGTTAGGATCATATATGAAATCGTCAATGACTAGAACACTTTGTTCAGATATGCTTACCTTAGTGTCATCAACAAAAGTGAGACCCAGCTTGGTTTTTGCTGTCGATATCTCATCGTTCATTGAGATACCAATGCCCTTTTGAGATTCTATAACCTCATTAGGTCCTCTCTTAATTTGAGCGGCACTACCAGTCTGCTCAGTAACGCTTCCCACTTCTTCAGTACTAGCAAAAGCGAGGTTGCTAGTTAATACTAATAAAAATACTAATATTAATTTATTGCTGGTCAATGACAATGGCATTGTTGTTGCCGTCTACCGTCATTGTTACTACAGGTGAATCACTTCCAGTTTGCGTGAGATCAATACTATTGAAGCTACTTGAAACAGTTCCACCAACAGTGATCGTGTTTACAGCGTCGGCTGCATCCAGTTCAAGGTTAACAGAGTTGTAGTCACCATTTGTAATTAAAGTAGTTGTGGTATCGACAGCGGCAACTTCAGTAGAACAAGCAGGAATAGTACCTGATTGAGTAACTGATGCTGATCCATTTGATATTGTACCAGTAGTAGCGGCACCTGATCCGTCGTTAGTTCCACAAACTGTCACTAAGTTGCTATCACCAGTAATAGTAGAAGTAAATGTGGTGCCTGTGGTAGCAATTCCTACTACAGTTTCATTACTATCGCCAGTGTTTGTGATTGCAATTGTCGTATCGTTTGAGCCAGATGCTGTTGAGATATCGACTTTGTTGGTATTACCTGTCTGAGTGATATCGATGTCCTGAGTATCACCAGTTAATGTTGAAGCTGTTCCTGAACTACCCACTGTGTTACCATTACCATCTTGAGTAATGTCAATAGTAGTTCCACTACCAGCCTGATCTATATACACATCACTAGCAAACGCTGGCGCTGTGATTGCACTTAATAGTGCTAAACTTAAAAGTTTCTTATTAAAACTCATATTACTTTCCTTTAAATGTCCACCCTGGACTTATTTGTTATGTTAAATTATTCTCCTCTTTTTTCCATATCAAAACAAAAATGCTAATCGATAAAATCCCAGTATCCTTTTCTGGCACCCTCTTTAATTAACTCTACAACCGATTGCTCGATTGCTACTCTGACTGCGTAGTTTACAGGTTCATTGATAGTGTGGCCCATCTCTGCCTCTAAACTGCTAGTTCCCATATCAAAAAATCTAAAAAACGTCATGGAGGTACCTGTGCTTATAATCGTCTTTGTTGTTGAAACGCTTATTAACACTTCTCCTGTCTGTACACTTACCATTCTCATGGTGATCGTTACGATATCTTGACGATACTGAGTACTAGGACCAACTCCTAAATATCTCGCACCTGCTCCTCCAGTCAAAACATTCGAATCATAGCCTATAATACCGCCTTCTACTAATACTCCAGCGAACAGCATAGGTCTTAATGCTCTTTCATCTCCGACAGATGCTCTACTTTGTCTGATTATCTGCCGTTCTTTTGTTAAATTCTCTAGTCCTACTCTTTCTACTACCTGAAACCATTCACCATTACCTACTTCTTGTAAAGCCTTAATCAGCCAAACTTCAGCACCTTGAGTTACGGCAGTACTTATATTTGCCATTCTCTCACTCGGCTTTCGTTGACCAGTTTTGTCTTCAAAGCCATAAACTGCAACTACTGCTTTACCTGTTGATGGTCCCTTTATAGTCAAAAACTCAGTATTCTCGTTTTTGATTACTTTAGCAGGTTCCGGCTCATTAGGAAATCCAAAGTCTTCAGTAAGTGTAGCACATCCGCTAGTCAGTAGCATCAGTGCTGATATCATAAAAAATCTTTTCATTAGAACGCAAAGTCCCCAACAGGTACATCAAACTCAGATATAATATCACCGTTTGAATCTTTTATGGTTACATAAATTCTACCGTCTTCTCTTTTCCATGAGATAATGTCCCCAAATGGACTCGTTGCTTCGTACCATTCTCCGTCAACTGTTCCTTCACCTGTCTCACCAAAAAGCTGGTCTGCAATGTTCTTAGATAGAGTAGCATAAATTCTAGATTCTAAGTTGTTCTGGAATTTGTAAGCGTTAGTACTCTTACGTTCCCTCTCTAATCTATCTTCCTCTGCTTTCGCCTCGTCCTTTAATTCCTTTTTTCTGTTTGCTTGTATTTGCTCAATGGTCAAAATGTGCGAACTATATCCTTGACCGTTAAAGGCTGGGGACAAAAAGTCATGCGTCAACTCACTTGCGTTTACCAGATTTGGTATTAACATTACTGACAGTGTTAGTGTTAGTCCTTTCAATATTCTCTTTTTCATTTTTCTCTTTTTCCTGTTTTTCTAGGACAAGGTCTAACTTCGTTTTAAGTCTAATCAGATCGTTGTCCAGCATACGCACTCTATCGATTAAAGCAATAAGCGTCATATGCGATTCATCTATAACGGGATTAACTTCCTCAGTTACCCATTTCCAAATATAAAATATAAAATACCCTAAACCGCCAGCGGCAATTATTGGGAACCCATACTGACTTACAGCCTGGGCTAAATCTAGTTCTACTACATCCATTACTTATTTTGATCCGTATCTGTTGTAGTTCTTATGTCGTCTGGGTGTTTGACAAACGTGACTTGCTCATATACTTGACCGTCTCGTTCAATTTTTGATATCGATGCCATAAACTTATCGCCATGCTTGATCTTTACCATCTCAGGCTTTAGTTCTCTGTCCATCATGATATGCTCACCTACCAAATCAAAGGTGTAATCTACAAATANCATTGTTAATCCTTCCTTGCATCCTGTTGTCCATCCGCTCTTGAAATGCGGTTTAAGTCAGGTGAAATTCCAAACGCATGGCATACTGAAACATCAATTCTAACTACTTCATTGTTCATCGTTTTAATTCTATTGTCTAATGCCTGAGCGAAACCTCTTTGAGTTTTAATATCTCCGAGTACTCCATCCAGAATAAACTTAAGTGTGAGAAACACAAAGAAACCTCCGGCTAAGGCAGAGGCTATTGGAAAGCCCACATCAGCTACAAACTGCAACATTTCCATATTGTATTCCTATGAGTTGTTTTCATTATATACGATTATTTATACGAAAAGGGCGCCTGAGCGCCCTAACTTTACAAAATGTGACAATATGAATTAATATTGCATCACAATGCATCATTCATCTGGAGGATCTTTTGATTCTCCTAACTCGATGTATCCTAATAGCAGTAATGTAGAGAAAATGTCTCCTATAATGCCTATCACAAAGAACGGTAGTATGTAGTAAAAGACCTCTACGTATTCCTGCATGTATATTATCAACATTGCCATAGACATGATAAACCTCCACTGCCACATCTCAGTTATGCCACTTTCCCAATCAAAGGATATATCTTTAATGGTCATCATGACGGCTGTAACGTAGTAGTAAAATATTGTGGAATATAGCACCATAATGCTAACGACAAATAACTCAGTCTCTGCCGCTGGATAAAAGGCAAAGGATGCTATGCTTAAAAGTAGTAGGTATTGTAATCTTGACATATTTTATCCCTTGAATTGAAACAGGAGCCGAAGCTCCCGTCAATGGATTATCTAATACTATTTAGAACGAGGTAGAATCCATATTATCAATGAAGTCTTCATCAGTAGGAGTAGGAACATCATCGGTCTGGTATGCACCAGTATCGATCTTGGTGTAAAGGTCGATGAACGCCCCACGTGTATCAGTATCGAAACGATTGACACATAACTCAATTGCCTTCATTCGATCACCGAAGATAGAGAAGGTCTGAACAATGTGGCAGAGACGGCGAGTAGAGATGATCTCATCAACCCCACCATCTTCGAAGGTCTTACGGATCGCTTGACCCCATTGTACCAACTTTTCAGCAAACTCGGTATCTTTTGCACCGAACTTGGTCATGTGGTTGTTAACGATTCGCTTCTCAACGGCAGCCGTTGCGTAAGGTTGCTCAAGTGTAATCGTGAAACGCTCAAGGAATGCCTCATCGATTATCGTAGCCGCAATGAAGCGACCCTGTTCATCACCTTGACCTTTAGTGTTAGCAGTAGCAATGACATTGAACCCTGGCTTAGGCGTAATCACTTCACCAGTTTTCTTGATCAAGAAGGGCTTACCTTCTAGAATGCCTTGCAGACACATCAGCTTGTTAGAGCCACGGTCAATTTCATCGATCAACAGGATCGCTCCAGCTTCCATCGCCTTGATGACTGGACCTTTTGCAAAGACAGTCTCACCATTTAGCAGGCGGAATCCACCAATCAAATCATCTTCATCAGTCTCAGGAGTGATTTGCACACGGACGTATTCACGCTTTAGGTTAGCGCAAACTTGTTCAATCATCATTGTCTTACCGTTACCAGATAGACCAGCAACATACATCGGATAGAACAATTGGCTTTGAACAATCTTCTTAACGTCATTGAAGTAGCCCCACTTTACGAAAGTGGAATCAGCACTAGGCACGTAAACTTCTTCGGAAGAAGTAGACTGTACTTTGCCGACAGCGGCGACAGGTGCGGCTGGTGCCGCTTGTTGAGGTATTGCTTGAGGCGATACCTGCGGAGTCATAGGAACGACATTGCCTGAGCCGATCATCTGGTAAACACCACGACCTACTCGAGGCAGTTGTTTCATCAGAGTGTAAGCGGCAGAGCCAGTGTAGCCATTCTCTTCAGCAAATTTGAACATCTCTTGGCGTTCAAAAGAAGCCTGACCTTCGTGGGACGTTACAAACGCATCAAGAAGATTGGCTTGGGTTTCGGATAAATTCATCATAATATAGTCTCCAGTCATTCGGTTTATCTCAATCTATACAAGTAGTATAGCAGGTCTAGCCACAATGTCAACCATTAAATGCACTATTTTCAAAAAAATTATCAACTACTTTGTTCATTTCTCCGAATGGACCAGAAGCGTTTTCCTCTTCTTGGGCATCTTGGATATCCATTAGATCGACTTTCAGTTCAGCTAACAGTACCTTAGTCTCATGAGGTATCGCACCTGGTCGAATACTTTCTATAGTAGCAAAGGCATTCTGAGCGGCACTGATCGCTTGCATTTTTTCTTGAACATTTTTCATAATATAACTCACTTTTCTCAATTTATACAAGTATTTTAACAGGATTGACCACAATGTCAACCCTTATTTTCACTTTTATGCGACTAATTCCGCAAACTTTTTGGTAACCACTCGGTTGCCTTTCTTAGATCCGCTATGCTTTTTGAAAGCACGGGCGATCTGGGCTGGGGTAGCAGTTGACTCGATTTCGAAATCATCAGTCTCACCTGACATGCTGGAAGACTTGTCGACCATAATGAATCGGCGATCATATCCACTTTCTTTCTCGACTACCCAGACACCGTTTTTGGTCATCTCTTTACGGGCTACCTGTTGAGCAGAATGCTTGTAAGGCAGGATCGTGTATAACTCATTTTTGAAATCACGACGGTCGCAGATAAAGAAGTTGGCTGTGGTCACGTTAGGACCAGTAACAGCATTCAATATCTTGGCAGTGTTTTTGCGAGAATCTCCCCAACCCATGTGAAGATCAACTTTCTTGCCGTTGATGTTCATCACATAGTCACGGCTTGCAAAAGAGTTGTCAACACCAGACCTCAAAAATACTCGGTCACTTTCACCGTCAGTTAGAGTGACTAGGTTCAGCTTATGTACTGGATTAGACTTCATGAAGTCTTGGATCAGGTACTGAGTAGCGAGTAATGCGGCATTCAGAGGAGTACTTCCAAAGTCTTCCAGTGAAGGCAAGTAACGTAGCTTATACATTTGATCATAGAAGGTACGCATACCTAGATTGAAATCCGATTTAGACATTTTGTTACTGAACAACTGGTTCAATTGCAATTCATCATACTCAAAACGAGTTAGGTTGCTCGAAGCGGCTTTCAGCTTTTCAGTAAACTCTACAGTGTTAGCACGGCGAGTAGTAAACCCATAAACTTCGAACGGGATGTTTACTCGCTTGCAGAACATCACTAGAGCAATAGTCTGGCGCATTACAGCAGGCATACGCTGGTACATTGACCCAGAGTAATCGACTAGCATAATCATGCCGTGATTTTTACCGTCGGCAAGAGTAGTCACCTGTTTGAATAACTGGTCATCATACTTGTATGAATGAAGCTTGTTAACATCAAGTGAACCCTTAGTCGAGGTACGGGCACGGGCTGAACGAAAGGCAGCCTTACGCATCTCGAATTCTTTAGCCATCAAGTTTACAACTTGCTTGGTCTCAGCCATGAAAGTATCATAGCTAACCTCTGGCTCCATAAACTCGTAACCCAGACCATCAAGTTTGATATCATGGGCTATACGGCTCTGAAGCACAGTCTTATAATCAGCNGTTAGTAGTTCAAACGCTTGGCGAGTCATGCCTTGTAGAAAAGTAGAACCAGTTTCAACTAGATCAGACATGTTTTCTCTTTGAGCCGCATCAGTCTCTACTTCAGGAAGATCACTAGGAGGATTGTCAGCCCCTTTACCAGCGATAGACTTTTCACCGTCTTCTTCTTCTAACTCATCTTCAGTCTCAGTGGCTTTGGCATCAGAAGAACTTTCTTCTCCCTCTTCATCGCCCTCTTCTGAGTCACTGGATGATTCATTAGATTCCTCACCGTTTTCATCTTCATCAGACTGACCTTCATCACTTTGAGGTGGTGTCTGGTCTTCATCTTTAAGTTGATCGATAAGATCCTGAAGT